ATAATCTGTACCGTAAAGATTAAATTCACCGGTATTTGCAGCTTTAATTAAATTATAAAGAAGACCGTCCGGGTTAGTAGGAGGAAAACCATCAGTTCCTATTACGTTATAAAATCTAAAAATAGTATAATTAAGATCTTTTTTATTGCAAACTTCTTTTACCACATCTTCACATGCACGCTTTGAAAATGCATATGGATTATTAGGGCTAGATGCAGTCCCTGAAGAAGCAAAAATAAAATTATTATAAACAATCTTATTAAGTATATTAATTGTTCCACCAAGATTGTTATTATAATACTTAGAAGGTTCTTTAACCGATTCGTTAACCCTTACTAGTGCAGCAAGATGAATTACTGTATCTACAGAATAAAAAGTGAGTTTATCATTAATATCACCTTCATACTCTATTACTTCATACAAGTCATTATAATGTGAAAGCATCTTTACTAAATGCTGACCAATATAACCCTTACTGCCTGTAATAATAATTTTTTTCATTTAGTTAACGGATAACTTTCAAGTGATCAAAAACATAACCTGATGCTTTCAAGAATGTTTCAAATTGGCTTAACACAACATGAAGATTAGCTTCTGTAGCATCAAATGATATTTCTACTGTCTGGTCAGGATGATCATCCATTCCGCTGTTGACCATATCCATACGGAATGTGTATGTTACACTAAAATCGTCATTCATAATATAAACTCCAAATGATCTTCTACTACCTTAAAACGCACTGTTTGAGGATTGCCATTAATCTTAGTATAGTCTCTACCCCCATCAATAGCAACTTTATCGGCCGCACGATAATCATGACGGTACCGACTATATACGACTTTCTCACCTAAAACAATACCGGTATACTCTACTTCTGTAGCTGAGATGCCATTAGCAATCATTAGATCACCATCCATATCAAAATACAAACCAAAATAGTTAGAACCTTCTGGATGAGCTTTTTCTGTGTAGAAAATAGCACATGGAAAGTTGCCCCAGTCTCCACTCTTAAGTCTCAAACACGAATCAAAGATATAAGTAGCATTATATTTCTCTTCTATTTTTGCTATAGAATCTGGTCTAAGAAATGATGAAGTGTCTATCCACATTTATTTTTTCCTATAGTACATTGTATAAATTTTTTCTAACCCAACTTTGTTCGGATGCTTATGAATCCATTGTCCTGTATATGGGCTAAACTCTTTTTGGAAGTACAAATCCATTATATCGTTTTCTGTAGAAATGGCAATATTTATTTTAGATGCAAGTTCATCAAACTCAGCATCAGTCATAATAGAATCTGAATGTACTTCATAAGCATAAGCTGCTACTGATAATTTAATTCTATTTCGTCTTTCTATTTCAACCGGTGACCCCCAATTAGACTTAACTTCCATAAAGTCTTCTATACTCAAGACATACCTACTATATGCTTACAGTTACGACGGAACATAAAAGCCTGACAAGTACAAGACTTATAATTCTCTCCTACAGTTACAATATAAGTATCACCTTTAGAACCTGTAACTGAAAAAGTGCGCTCTTTTACTGCTTCTGTTTTAAAAGAAGTAGCAGCACCATCCATTTCTATAATATCTTCTTTAGGTATGATACGAAACTTAAACTTAGTATTTTCGCTTGTAGTAAGAGCAATAGCATCATACTCTACCCATTTAGGAGTAGCAACAAGCTCTCCTTCATAGGTATAGTAATTTTGTCCCATTGTACGGTGAGAGTTTTTAACTGTAACTTTCATTGCTTTGACACACAAGTAATATAAGGATGTAAGGAAGCAAACTCTTTTGCGATCATTTTAGATGATACTTCACAATGAGCTTTATCTTTTACTGGTGTCTCAATAGTTACTTTAGATTTCTCTACACCAGTAAAAGATAAAGATACAATCATAACTAGAACATAAGACATATTAACGATCAATTGCTAAATCATGATAGTAGTCAGCTGCATCTCCAAGATACTCTTGAAGGCGGTTATCAATTTCTTCTGAATTACTACAAACTATATCATAGGCTTCAGACCAATCCATTAATGGATTTTTATCCATAAGTTCCTCGACCATCTTGTCAAGAATTTGAACCCATAGTTCTTTCATATATTACATGCTCCAGTAAGTTTCTTTCGAAGGATCACAAGCAAGAGGAGTAGAAGCAAGAATCGTAACATCCTTGCCGGTCATAAGGCTCTTAACAACCTTAGTACGAGTTTCTTCCGTATGCTGAGCCTTTGCTTTCTTAAGATGCAGCTTAGCATTACCAATCTTCAAACCCAACTTATGGCAGAGTTCAGAAAGAATAACTTCGTCGGTATCACCCTTACGAAGCGAACCCATGATAAAATTACGAACTTCATTCCGTTTATGACGCATTTGAGTATCTCCATTTCTCATCTTATAATTAATCATAGCGGTTTTAGGAAAATAATGCAACTGTTATTTTTTACCCTACCTTAACATAGCAAACTTCTTCGATATCAATAAAATCTTCCTTCACTTCATATTCATAGTTATCAGTACCGTCACCTAAAAACATTTTTTCACTATATCTCAATTCTTCCATAAACTTTTTATCAATTTTTTCTCCTACAAACTCAACAGATACGTAACCAGAATCTTCAAACCGATACCAACCTTTTTTAGTAACTACTTCATTAATAGTATCAACATCACCACCAAAGAATTCTTCTGCCGACATACTACCTAATTCGAATTTATCCATAAATTCTTTTGCTAATTTGTTCATTTTCATCTCTCCATTTATCATATTATTATAATCGTATAAATCTGATATAAAATCTACTGTTTTTTTCATAAAAACGCCATTGAAATCATTGAGTTTTTTTAGATCTAGCTAACTTATTGAAATCATTATACTTTTTATATCAAAAAAACTCAATGATTTCAATGTCGTTTTTTTATAGATTTTATTATAAAAACATGCTATATTTAATTATAAGATAAAATAAAGGAGATAAAAAATGACAAAACGTATTTTCGCCACTTTTGACTTCGAGCACGAAACAGTTCTCGGCGACCTTTTAGACCTTTTATTCTGCTATCAAGGTAAAATTGAATCTTTTTTTCCTCGTGAAGATGTATGGGTTTTGACTCTATCTTTTTCAGCAGAAAAAGAATTAAAAAGCTTTATAGAAGATTTAGGTCGTGATCCGATTTACTAGTTGCTATTATTTTCAAAATACCGTATATTAGTATTATGAGAAATGGAGAAGTGAAATGAATGTCAATGAAGCAATATCATTAGCTAATCAGCTTGAACTTTTAATTACTAATTCTCTCACATACAATATGTCTCGAGAACAGCTCATACAAGGGATAGGATTTGTATCTAAGGAGCTACGTGAGTATGCGGATAAGCTAGATTCTGATATGTATAACGAATTAGGTCATGCATACGAGAAGTATGATGATGCAATGGTTGTTGGAGGTTAATATGATCCCTGTTACTTTTCCTGCTGGTCGTTATCTCATTGGTGATCTTTGCTACCGTGATGAATATATGTGGGATGCTATGCTTAATACACCTATGGGTAAAAAAGGCAAAGTAGAGAATTCCTATGAAGGTACTGTTCATGATTTTTGTATTTTAAGGACTAAGTGGGGTGATGGTGGTTATGATGATCAATATGGTAACGAATATTTTGTAGATTCTGGTACAATTGGAATTATGAGCTGGAATCAAGATAAAAAAGATAGCGGTACTGGTCGCACTTTTAATTTTGCCGGTCCGTTTCAAGTATATGAAGAAAACGGTAAGTTGGTTTTTGGTAGTATCATCATTAATACTGATCCAGTATATGAAGAAAAAGAAGAATATGAACTAGAGGAGACATTCTAATATGGATAAGCTATTAATTTTTTTAGGTGCTTTGGTTATCATTATCATCGGACCGTTTCTTTCAATCTGGGCATTGGATACTCTTTTCCCAGTGCTTAATATCCCCTATACACTTGAAACATGGTTTGCTGCTGCAATTTTGTCAGCTGGGGTATATACTAGACCTAATAAGAAAGGTTGATTATGTTTAACTTACAGGCTTGCTATTCTATCAATGATATACTATTCTCAGTATCATTGTTTACAATGATTTTAACAGTCATTGTTACATTTACGTATTTGATGGTTACGTTGATTAAAGATGCAGTGTTTGAAGTACAAGACATGAAATCTAAGAAAGATAGAGCCATAAATACTCAATGAGGAGTAGTATATGGCAATTATTACAGATCAACCACAAAATATTAATTTTCTTTCACCGTTAGGGTTCAGGTTTAAATTAGCCAGAACTCCTAATGTGAATTTTTTTGTTACTGATGTTAAACTGCCTTCTATAAGTTTAGGATTTGTAGAAGTTCCTTCACCGTTTAAAATTATTGAAATAGCTGGTAATAAATTAGATTACGGTGATTTTGAATTAACATTTAGATTAGATGAAGATTTAGAATCTTATTTTGAGATTTATAACTGGTTAACTGCTATCGGATTTCCAGAAGACTTTAAGCAATTTGCTAAATTAAAAAACTCTTCTAATGCATATGGCTCGCTTCAGACTCAATATTCAGACGGAACATTAACTATATTAACAAATGAAATGGTTCCTAATTATGAAGTTAATTTTGTCAATATGTATCCTACAACAATTAGCGATATAAATTTTACAGTTACTGATACAGATGTAAATTATATTACGGCAACCGTTACATTTAAATACCAGATTTATCGCATTAATAAAGCCCAATAAAGGTTTGTTATGAAACTAGATGATATTATGGAAATGTGGTCTGAGGACTGCAATGTGAATCGACTTGAGTTGGGTGAAGAGAGTCTTAAGCTTCCTAAACTTCACAGTAAGTATCTTCGCATTTTTACAGAAGAGAGACTTTTACTCCGTAGATTAGAAGGTGAACGTAAAGAGCTTATACTTCTTAAGCACGATTATTATCGCGGTGTAATGCCAGAAGAAGATTTAAGATCAAACGGTTGGGAGCCGTTCAGGCTTAACGTTCTTAAATCAGACATACCAATGTATATTGAAGCAGATCAAGACATCGTCAAATTAAACCTTCGTGTTGCTATGCAGCAGGAAAAGGTAGACGCATTAGAATCAATTATCCGCTCTATAAATAATAGAGGGTACTTGATTAAGAATGCGATAGAATTTGAGAAATTTAAAGTGGGCGCGTGATAAATTGAAGCTTGAAAAGGTAAATGAAGTTTACCTGAAAGTTAGCAGTGAAGCATCCGTCATCCAAGAACTTTCAGATCATCTTACTTTTGAAGTACCAGGAGCTAAATTCTCTCCTGCGTATAAAAATAAATTTTGGGATGGTAAAATAAGACTTCTTAACTCTTTAACTGGCTTGACTTATGCAGGCCTGGTTAAAGAGATTTCTGAGTTTGCTAGCGTACGTAACTATGATATAGAGGTTGATCCTGAACTACAACCTAAAGAATATATTGGAAATCCATATTCGCTTGGTATAAAAATCAATCCAAGAGATTATCAAATTAATGCTTTTAAACAAGCTGTATCCAATGAAAGAGGTATTTTTCTTTCACCTACTGCTTCAGGTAAGTCTCTTATCATATATGCATTGACAAAATATTATAATTGTGAGAACTATAAAGTATTAGTCATTGTTCCTACTGTATCTCTTGTTCTTCAGATGAAGAAAGACTTTGAAAGTTATACTGACGAACAATTAGACATTCATAGTATTACTGCAGGTGTTGATAAAGTATCAAAAAGCCCTATTGTTATATCAACATGGCAATCTATCTATAAGATGCCTAAGGATTGGTTTAATCAATTTGGTTGTGTGATTGGGGACGAGGTCCATCTATTTAAAGCTACTTCACTTAAATCAATTATGGAAAAATTAATTAATTGTAAATACCGTTACGGGTTTACAGGTACATTAGATGGTTCCTTGACTAATAAGATTACACTTGAAGGGTTGTTTGGTCCTGTCAAGCAGGTAACGACAACAACTGAGTTGATGAGTCAAGGTCATGTTGCTAATCTTAAAATTAAAGCTATCATTTTAAAACATTCTTTAGAAGATAAAAAATTAGCTAAGAAATTTACCTATCCGGATGAAATGGATTTCTTAGTTAGACACGAAAAGAGAAATAAATTTATACGCAATTTAACTTTATCTTTAAATGGTAATTCTCTTGTTCTTTTTCAGTATGTTGATAAGCATGGTAAAACGTTATATGATATGCTAACAGCCAAAGATTCAAATCGTAAAATTTATTTTGTACATGGTGGAGTAGAAGGTGATGACAGAGAAAGAATTAGAGGAATCGTTGAGGGAGAATCCAATGCTATTATTGTGGCAAGCTATGGTACTTTCTCAACCGGTATTAATATACGAAACCTTCATTCTGTTGTGCTTGCTTCTCCTTCTAAGTCTCGTATTAGAATATTACAGTCCATTGGACGTGGACTACGTATTGGGGATGATAAGTTTGAAATGACTTTATATGATTTAGCTGATGATTTAAAGTCAGGCACGCATACCAACTTTACCCTACAACATTTTACTGAAAGACTAAATATTTACAATGATGAAGGCTTTGATTATAAAATTTTCAATACGGAGCTTTAAATGAAGATTGTATTGTTTACAATACCTGGTAGCCCACCGATTGTTGGTGGTGTATCAGATGATCAAGATACAGATTACATGAAAGTAGAATACCCAGTAGTATTTTTAAAAGAAGAAAATTTAATTTATACAATTCCATATATGCCTTTAGCTAAACTAGGCGTTGTTCTTTTTAATAGAAATAATATTGTGAGTGTGTCTGCTGTTGACGAAGAAATTAAAAATGAATATGAAGAAGTAGTTAAAGCATTAAAACTTCAGAAGCACATATTTAAAAAACCAGATGAAGAAAAATTAAAAAAGATTATTGATAAGAAAGTCTTACATTAATTAGTTGAATTATTTTAATAAATCTGTTATTATAATAGTTATATTTACATACATTTATTTTAGGAATTATTATGGCAGATCCCAAGAAGAATAAGCATTATATTGATAATAAAAGATTTTATACTGAGATTTTAAAGCATAAAGCCGACGTAGAAAAAGCAAAAGCAGATGGTTTAGATGAACCAAGAATACCACCTTATATAGGTGAGTGCCTCTTTAAAATTGCAACAAGACTATCATTAAAACCAAATTTTGTTAGTTATACTTTCAGAGAAGAAATGATATCTGATGGATTAGAAAATTGTATAAATTATTTTCACAATTTTAATCCAGAAAAATCTGACAATCCATTTGCCTATTTCACACAGATTATTTGGTTTGCTTTTATTAGACGTATTGATAAAGAAAAAAAACATCTTTATATTAAACAAAAGACATTAGAAAATTTTTATTTTGAAGGTATGTTGGCTGAACAAGGTATTGGTGAAGACGACAGGACCGTAACTGTTAATTTAGATAACGAGTATATGAAGGGCTTAGTTGAATCTTATGATAAGAAGCAGCTAGAAAAACAAAAGAAAAATAAAGCCCGTAAGTTAGGAGTGGAGAAATTCTATGAATCAGAATAGAATACATTTAGTGCCGCAGATAGTTGTTGACTGCGCAGAAAATTTAATGAATGCAAAACACGATCATATGAAAGATACGTATACTATACGTTTGGAAACAATTCGTGATTATTGCGATGCAGCTTTAAAACAAGCAGGTAGCCCAACTAGACAAGTATTTGAAAAGAAAACTAAATCACAATTAAATTATTCTCGCATTGGTAGAAACAACGTATGAAAATTGCTTTGATAACCGATACTCACTGGGGAGTCAGAAATGACTCTCTTATCATGCACAACCAGATGAAGAAGTTTTTAGATGAAGTCTTTTTTCCAGCCCTCGATAGAGAAAATATTGATACTGTTATTCATCTTGGGGATCTCGTTGATCGTCGCAAGTATATTAACTATTTGACAGCTAAACGTCTTAGAGACGATTTTTTAGTACCTCTTTATGAAAAAGATATTACTATGCATGTTATTGCTGGTAATCATGATACGTTTTACAAAAATACCAATGATGTGAATGCATTAACAGAATTAGTTAGCGGTAAATTTAGTAATATTAAAGTATATCATAGTGAGCCTGTTGAATATAGTTTTGATGGAACTCATATTCTATTACTTCCTTGGATATGTGATGATAATCGTCAGTTAACATTAGACACAATTAAATTATCTATAGCTCCTATTGTGATGGGACATTTGGAGTTGAATGGTTATGAAATGTATAGAGGGCATGTATCCGATCACGGTGATGATCCTAAGATCTTTGATAAATTTGATCTCGTGTGTTCTGGGCATTATCATACTCGTTCCAATAGTACTAATATTTACTATCTTGGTACTCCTTGCCAATATACCTGGTCTGATTTTGGAGACGATAAAGGGTTTCATATCCTTGATACAGATACAAGATCATTAACTTTTATTTCTAATCCTTATACAAGCTTTAAGAAGTTCTTTTATGATGATCTCAATAAGCAGCTAGACGAAGTGCTGGTTTTTGATGCTGAAAATTATAAAGACTGCTACGTTAAAGTTATTGTAAAAAATAAAACTAATCCTTATTGGTTTGATCTTGTTATTGAACGATTAGAAAAATCTGGTGCTGCAGATCTGCAAGTGGTTGAAGATCATTTTAATTTAGATCTAGAAGAAGATTCTGATATTGTTAATGAAGCAGAAGATACAATGAGTATTGTACGCAAATTTATTAGCAGTATGAATATTAATACTGATAAGAAAAGAGTTGAAACTATTATTCAAAACCTTTATATTGAAGCACACCAGATTTTATGAGGACTACTTGTGATATTTTTTAAGACTCTTCGTTATAAAAATTTCCTTTCTACTGGTAATACATTTACAGAAATTAGTCTTGGTAAAAATCAGACTACTTTGATTGTTGGTGAGAATGGTGCAGGTAAGTCAACAATACTTGATGCACTATCTTTTGCTATGTACAATAAACCGTTTCGTAAAGTAAACAAGCCACAACTAATGAACTCTATTAACAAGAAAGATCTTGTAGTAGAGTTAGAGTTTGATATTGGCTCTAATAAATATAAAATTATTCGAGGTCTTAAGCCTAATATTTTTGAAGTCTATCAGAATAATAATATGATTAGTCAGGATGCCGATAATCGTGACTATCAAGAAATTCTTGAGAAGCAAATTCTTAAATTAAATCATAAGTCTTTTTGTCAAGTAGTAGTGCTTGGGTCAGCATCGTTTGTACCCTTCATGCAACTACCTGCTGCATCACGTAGAGAAGTTATTGAAGATCTTTTAGATATTCAAATTTTTTCTACTATGAATAGCTTACTAAAAGAAAAAATATCTACTAATGCTACTAAAATAATGGATGTTGAATATCAATATGATTTAACATCTGAGAAGATAGCTATGCAGCATCAGTATATTGTAGCAATGCAAAAAAATAATGATGAGCAGGTAGTTAAACTAAAATCTGATATTAAAGAATATATGGATAAAATAGAAGCAGAAAAAGTTTTAATTGCTTCTCTAGATGAACAAATTGGGTTGCTTAATGACCAGATTAATGATCAAGACCAGGTTAGTAAAAAGCAAAAAAAATTACAAGTCCTCGAGACCCAGCTTGACGATAAGCTTACCAAACTCCAAAAAGAAATCGAGTTCTTTAATTTACATGATACTTGCCCTACATGCAAGCAGGGCATTGATAATGACTTTAAGTGCGAGACTGTTGCAACTAAAGAAAACCAAATTCAAGAGACTAGCGATGGGATCGACCAGCTCCGTCAAGAGATACAAACAATACAAGATAAAATCCAAACTATTGCCAATATCTCATCACATATCACGAGCCTTAATATTGAAAAGATCACACACTCAAATAGCATATCAGGTCTTCTTTCCCAATGCAAAAAAGCAGCAAAAGATATTGATGAACTTCAAAAGAAAACGGACGACTTCGTATTAAACGATGATAAGATGAAAGAGCTAGAACATACTATTGGTTCGTTAGCGGAACAAAAAGGTGAACTACTAAGAGATAAAGATGCATTATCCGTTGCAGCTATCGTTCTTAAAGATAATGGAATTAAGGCTCGTATTATTAAACAGTATATACCAGTGATTAATAAATTGATTAACAAGTATCTGGCAGCTATGGATTTCTTTGTTAACTTTGAGTTAGATGAGAATTTTAATGAGACTATTAAGTCAAGGTTTAGGGATGAATTTTCTTATGCATCGTTCTCAGAAGGAGAAAAGATGCGTATTAACTTGGCTATTCTTTTTACTTGGAGAGCTGTTGCTAAGCTTCGTAATAGTGCTTCAACTAACTTACTTATTATGGATGAAGTCCTTGATGGTTCAATGGATAGTAATGGCACTGATGAGTTCCTTAAAATTATAAACAACCTAACTCAAGACACAAATACATTTATTATAAGTCATAAAGTTGACCAATTAGTAGATAAATTTAGTAATGTGTTGAAATTTGAGAAACATAAAAACTTTAGCAGGGTAGCAGCATGAGTGAAGATCAAACAATAAAAGATCTTAAAGCCTATAAAGAAGGTTTTAAAGATGGTTACAATGAAGCTGTAAAGTTTTATATTTTAAATCCTATGAAGAATATGCGACCACAAGATAATACATGGTTGAGTTGTCCTGTCTGTGGTAGAACAGGTGCTAGTGCTGTTGTATGTAATATCTCCAATTGTCCTACAAGAGCATATTCGGGTGCTATAGGTGCAGCTGGTAGAGATCCTTTTAGCGATTATCCATTAGGTGCTAATGGACCTACAGGCGGAGATGTCAAGTGAGTGATTTTGAAGATAGATATCGTAAATGGCATACTTACATGTCATATGTAAAGAGTGCTATTCGTATAGTTGCTTTTGCAGGTCTAGCATTGTCTATTACTGATGCA